AGAGGAGCAGAAAACCCAATGTACTTAGGCGGATTAATTAAAGAACTAGTATTCGAGGAAGTAATTAGTGCAACTCCAACAGACAACAAACCACTAGGAACATTAGCAGGTAAAGGCAGACTAAGCGGGAAACACAAGGGTGGAAAAATAGTAGCTAAAATTGATGAGCCTAGCTATATTATGGGAATTATTAGTTTAACACCACGTATCGACTATTCACAAGGAAATAAATGGGATGTAAACTTAAAAACTATGAACGACTTCCATAAACCAGCGTTGGATGAAATTGGATATCAAGACTTAATAACAGACCAAATGGTATGGTGGGACACAGAAGTAAACAATGACGATACGGTAGTATTTAAAAGCGCAGGTAAACAGCCGGCATGGATTAACTATATGACTAACGTTAATAAAACTTACGGAAACTTTGCAATAGACGGAAATCAGATGTTCATGACACTGAACAGAAGATACGAAGCAATAGGAGATGCAAGCAAATATGTAAGAATTAAAGATTTAACGACATATATTGACCCAAGTAAATATAACAATATATTTGCAGACCCTAGCACAGATGCACAAAACTTCTGGACACAAATAGCAGTAAATATTACAGCACGTAGAAAAATGTCGGCTAAAATTATGCCTAATTTATAACAAATCACAACTAGGAAAAGGGGGTAAAATCCCCTTTCCATTAAATAAATAAAAAATGAAAACAACATATCAAGAAGCAAAAAAAGGAGAAACAAGTACACTAACAATCAATAGTAGTGTAGAAGGAGAAACCATTGAACAAAAAATGGAAAGAATTGTAAATAACAAAGAGCCAATAAAAGACGGAGCACCTCTTGTATTTACAGAAAGAAAAGAAGGAGTAAGAGCTAGCACCAATATCAGAACTGACAGATTTGAGGTGGCTATAGAAGCAACAACAAAAATCGCAGGAAGTTATCAAGCTAGAAGAGAAAACAAGGGAATTATAGATATTAACAAAGGTAAAGAAACTGAAGAAAAAGACAGTAAAATAGGCGAAGCCTAGACAATACAAGGCATGTGTGTGAACCCCAGTAAAATGGGGAACATACGCATGTATTATATATTATGAACTATAAACATAACACTTTAAAAAAGCGCGAAAAATGGGAAACGGATTCGGAATAGAACTAGGAAAAACACTAGCAACAGAAGCAGCTACCGAAGGACTTGGTATAGGCCTAGACATGCTAACAGCTAACTGGAGACAACAGAAACAGTTAGAACAACAACAAAAATTAACAGATATGCAAGCTAAAGCACAAATGGGATTAAGCAGAGATAACGCAAAAGTAGCGTTACAAATGTGGAAGGACACGAACTATAGTGCTCAAGTAGAAGAAATGAAAAAAGCGGGATTAAACGTAGGTTTAATGTATGGCAAAGGCGGAAGCGGTGGAACTACTACAAGTAGCCCAGGAAGCATAGGAGGAGCAACGGCTCAAATGCCTGAACTTAACAAAAACAGTGGCATGGGGATACAAATGGCACAAGCAGCAGCAAACCTGGAACTAATAAAAGCACAAACAAATAAAACAAATGCAGAAGCTGCTAATATTGGAGAAGGAGGAGTACAAAACAAAGGATGGATACTAGATAACATAATTAAAGAATTCGAAGGTAAAGACAAAAAACAATACTTTGAAGAAGTAAGCAGTCCACTAAGAGGAGTACAAGCAGCAGCACAAGAAGCAGAGTACAATCAAGCAATAGCACAAGGAGACGTAATATATGACCTATGGGCAGAAGGAAAACTAAAAGATAAAGCAGATGGAGAAATAGAAAGTATACTATTAAACAATGCTAAAAATGAACAAGAAAAACTAAAAGTAAAACAACAAATTGAAAACCTAAAAGCAGAACTTAAAGGTACGACAATAGACAATGCAATGAAAGAAATAGAATTGAAGTGGCAAAATGGAACAGGATTCAAAAGCCAAAATATTTCAGAGTTTGCAAGCAAAATCCTAGGAGGATTAATACTAGGAAGAAAAAAATAAACATGTGTTTATATCCAAAATTAATACTTAATAAAAAGTATACAGAAACCAAAAAAAACGGGGGGCAAGTGCCCTCCGTTTCAGATAAAAGGGTACTATACGTACCAGTAGCATGCACTAAATGCATGGAATGCAAAAAAGCAAAAGCAAGAGAATGGCAAGTAAGACTAAATGAAGAAATAAGAAATGACAACAAAGCAATATTCGTAACACTAACATTTAGCAATGAAGAATACAAAAAGTTAGACATAGAAATAGATGACGAAATACAAGGCTATGACAGAGACAACAAAATAGCAACATTAGGTACTAGGAGATTCCTAGAAAGATGGAGAGCTCAACACAAAAAAAGCATTAAACATTGGCTAGTGACAGAACTGGGAGGAAATGGAACAGAAAACATACATATACATGGACTTATATGGACTAAAGACAAAAAAGAGATAGAGAGACAGTGGAAGTACGGGTATGTATTTTTAGGAGAATTCGTAAACGAAAAAACAGTGACGTATGTAACCAAGTACATAATGAAAACAGACGTAATACACAAAGAATACAAAAGCAAAATATTAACAAGCAAGGGAATAGGTACAAACTACATAAATAGACATGATGCAAAAAACAACAAATACAACGGAACTGAAACAAAAGAATATTACCAAACAAGAACCGGTATAAAATTGGCATTACCTATATATTATAGGAATAAAATTTATACAGAAGAAGAACGTGAGAAACTATGGATAAACAAACTAGACGAAGGTATAAGATATGTAGACGGAACTGAAATAAATATAAAAGAAAACCATGAGGAGTACTATCTATTATTAAAAGAAGCACAAAAAAAAAACGTAAGATTGGGCTACGGAGGTAATAAGACTAACTGGGAAGTTAAAGAGTACGAAGAACAAAGAAGGAAAATGCTTCAAAATAAACGAATACACAACTAGGAAAAGGGGGTAAAGATTAAGACCATACGGCATGACAAAAATCATATTGACAAAATAAAATAAATGTATAACATTTGAAACAGATAATACGGGAACTATTATCGATAAAACATATAGCGGTGGAGTCCCCCGCACAAACAAAAAATAAACTATGTTAGAAAACATATTAGAATTGCTAATGATAGCAACAAACACAGCACTAATAGTGCTAGGAAAATTCAAAGAAAAACAACCAACAAAAAAGCCTAAAAAGAGCAATGGAAGAAAGCCAAACACAATTACTTACGATAGTAACGGCTCTAGTGTACACAGTAGTAATATTGTTAATAGTTATGGGAATGCGTAAAGATAAATAAAATGAAAAAAACAACATTCAAAAGAAACGGCATAGAGTACATCGAGTGCAAAACATATGTAGAAGCGGGCACGGGAGAAGAAATAAACGGAACACATGAATGGATAAAAGAAAACTACACAATTAGAGAAATCATTAAAAAAAACAGTTACGGATATAACAACAAAATAACATGGAAAACATACTTAATAACACAGAAAGCAACACAGCAGAAATTAGCAATTTGAACGAAGAACTAGTACAAGTTACACCTATCGAAGAAACACCATTTGCATGTTTAAAATATGATAACAATTATTACCTAGTATTAGGTAAATATAGATTGACGCAAGCAATGGAAACAAAAGAAGCTGTTGAAATAGCATCTACAGATGCAAGCTGGCACAGAATAATGCAAATTTGCGGTATTATGGTAGCAGAAAGCGAAGACATCGAAAATATAAAAAATGAAATTCAAGAATTAAAAAACAAACTAGAAAACAACTAAAATGAGTGAAGTAACAATTGGCGGAGAACGCCTAGGATCAGGCAAAAAAATGAAGGCCTACTTACACAACTACGAACGAAGCACACACGATTTAAGTTATGTATGGAGAAGCACAATGAGTGCTGGTACATTAGTACCATTTATGAGTGAAGTAGCATTACCTGGAGATACATTTGATATCGACTTAAACGCAGATATAATGACTAACCCAACTATTGGGCCATTATTCGGAAGCTACAAGGTACAATTAGACGTATTTCAAGTACCAATAAGACTATATCAAGCAAAACTACACATGAATATGCTTAATATAGGCAGAGATATGAGTAAGGTAAAACTACCAGTATTAAGGGTAACAGCAAGCAATGTAAACTCAGACAATTCCAATCTGGACAATGCACAAATAAACCCAAGTAGTATATTATCATATCTAGGTATAAGAGGTGTAGGACAAAGCTCAAGTGATGAAGAAATAAACGTAACAAGGACATTCAATGCTATACCATATTTGGGATATTGGGATATTTATAAACAATACTACGCAAACAAGCAAGAGGAAATTGGTGCATATATTCATAAAAACGTAAGTGTAACAAGGCCAAATTTAGATAAAGCAACAGTAATAGGAGCTATACAAGAAGGACAACCTACTAACGTATTAATACCAGTAGTTGGATTAGGTGTTTTACAAGTATTACAATTTAACGGAGATACTAACTTAATTATAGAATGTAATGCTTTACAATATGAATATGATGCAAAAAACGGTATAACATTATTAATAGACCAAACTGGTACATATAATACAGTAACATTAGGTGCAGTATTTAATAACGTAAATATTGACATTAACAGACAACAAATTGTATGTACAGACCCTATTATACCAATGATGTATAAAATTAAAGGTATTGCATTAATATCAAGTAACATAGTAGAAAGCCCATATCTAAACTCAGCTCCTACAGTTAACACCTTTCCGTTAACTAATATTGATAAAATGCGTGAAAACATACTAAAACACTTTAATGATATTCCATATGTAGTAAATCAAATATTAAAACCTTATGCAGCACCATTTGACGTACATTACAGTGATGAGGGAAACTATATATATGCAAAAACATTCAGTCAAGAAGGACTAGCGTTAAAAACTTATAATAGTGATTTATTCAATAACTGGATATCTACTGAATGGATAGACGGAGACAACGGAGTGGCACAAGTTACAGCAATTGACACAAGCGAGGGAAGTTTCACACTAGATGAACTTAACTTAAGTCAAAAAATCTATAACATGTTAAATCGTATTGCAATAAGTGGTGGAACATATGATGACTGGCTAGATGCAGTATTTACACATGACAGGAACAGAGGAGCAGAAAACCCAATGTACTTAGGCGGATTAATTAAAGAACTAGTATTCGAGGAAGTAATTAGTGCAACTCCAACAGACAACAAACCACTAGGAACATTAGCAGGTAAAGGCAGACTA